TATGTCTTCTGTTTTGACATCATCACTGTCAAACATAAAGTCACCTTGTAAAATACCTTTTATTCCTACAGCAGGTAAATATTGTAATGCTAATTTTAATTTTTTAGCTAAACCAGCTGCCTGTCCGTGATTTTTGTCTATGTCTTGAGAAGTGTAGTTAATTTTAGGATTTACATTAAACACTGACTTAGTACCCACAAAAAACTTTCCATTTTCAGGATTAATACCAGTAAAAATAGCCGGTGCACCATCCCATTTTACAGAAACATTTTTAATTGTATTGTCTTCTCCTTTTAAATTTTTAATTAATTCATAAAGAAAAGCTTTAGCTTGATTATAACCATCTTGTCCTTGAGTTAATACTAATTCTTCAAGGTGTGTTAAATGTGTGTTTGCTTTTGTTTCTGTTAGAACTTCTGTTATTTGTTCTTTCCACCAGTCTTTAGTGAATGTATTTTCTTTATATCCCATTTTTTCTGCTTTTTTAACATCTCTAGTAAACACATCACTTGCTTTGTATCTTGTTTGTTGTACTTGGTTTGCTTTGTAAGGAGGAAAATTTTCATTTGTAGGTGTGTTATCATGATCACACTTGTGACACATGTAAAGATCATCACCACCATCATCTATTTTCCAATCCCAACCACAATTATCACAAATAACCTTATCTTTTGTTACTTTTTCTAAAGTTAATGAAGGACTAGATGTTTGAAAGTCTGGTTTTCTCATTACTGTTTTAGCTATTGCTTTATTAGCTAATTTCATAAAGGGGATATTAATGTTTGTTCTATCGTCTGTGACTACTAATTCCTTATATTGTCTTAAAAATTCTATAAATTCTTTTTTTCTTTTAGATAGTCGTTTAAAAAACCCTATTAATTCTGCTCCTGATATTTCTTTCTTATTACGAGGGTCATTTAATCTGTCAAAGAAATGATCTGATGTTAAATCTACATCAACTGGATCTAATTTTTTATCAGCAAAATCTTCTACAGCGTCTACATCTGATGCTGACATTTTTTCGTACAATTTTCTTGTTAAAGTACCTTTTATATAGTCAGGTACTTCCATATACTGGTCTCCTTGTTTAGCTGTGTCTTTTTTTAAACGTTTAAGATTTTTAGCATGTTTAGCTTTTTCTTGGTTATTCATAGTTCCCATCATTTCTCTTACTGCTGCTGGGTCTTCTACTTTTAATCTTATGTCTGGGTATTTATCTTTTAACGCAGATACTGCTGTTCTGTTTTCTTCTGAATCGTCAATAAAATAAATTGTTTGATAACCTTTTTTAATATGGTTTTCTATCCAATTAGCTTTATCTGTGCCTTTTACTTTACCTTGTACTTGTAATCCTAAGGGAACTACATAAGCATCTAAACCTAAATCTTTTTTTAGATATCTTGTTACTGGATGTCCTATAGAACGAGCTGTTAATATTGTAGTTTTTACGTCTGGTCTACTTAATGAGTCTTTTAATTTATTTACAACTTTACTATTTACAATAGCGTCTCCTATTTGTTTTTCAAATTCGGAAAAATCATATTTTATTTCTAAGCTACCTAATCTTGCTTCTAATTCTTTACTTTCTTCTGGAAAATTAGCAGCTGGAATTAATATTTCTCTATTGTAATCTCCACTTGGACTAGTTATAGTTGTTTTAATGTTAGCTTTTACTTGAGCTATTGTGTCGTCGAAATCATAAACATGTAAAACTTTACCAGTTTCATACTGAGCATCTTCATACATTGTTCCTGCTCCTCCTTGTCCTGAAGCAGCACTATATTGTCCCCCTCTTCTATATTTGTATCCAGGAGGAACATCATCTTTTTTTGTATAACCAGCTTTAAATTCACTACTTTTCATATAGTCTAAAACTTTATCTTCTGGGTTATATAAATCTTCTTCTAAATTTGTTACTATATTCCAAGCTGTTTCTTCATCTGTTCCTTCGGGTAAACCATCAATAAAAGATTCTTTATCATTATTTTTAATATAGCTACGCATTGAAGTACCTGATACAGGTTTATCTGATCTAGATTTTATATCATCTATGTTAATAAAATCCTTATTTATATTTTTATTTACTTTTGTAGCGTAATCTGAAATCCTTGCAAAACGTGGATCTTCACTGTCTTTTTTTCCTTTTATAAATAAAAGTGTGTCTCCATCTTCTGCTTCTAATTCTACAAAATCATAAACATCTCTTACGGGAGAAACTCCTGCAGGTCTTATTTCAATAGGATCATTTTGGGTATATAATTTCCATAGAGTAATAGACATATTTTGGGTAATACCTTCTCTTTCTTTTGGACCTACAAACACAATAACTTTGTCTGCTCCTTCTTTAAGAGCTTGTTTAGCTGCTTTATAGTGTCCAATGTGGGGTGGTTTGTATCCACCCGGATATAATGCGATATTTGCCATTAATTAATACAGTTTGTTATAAATATAAACCTTTAAGACAAGGCTAGCCTCTTCTTCATTAAGATAGAGGTTGTAAGTTCTGTTGCATTATGGAGTAATTTTGTAAATGCTTTAAAACCTAATTCAGAAGGGTCTTTATCACCCATTTCTATAAGATAAACTCGTTTTCCATAAGACATAAATGTTTCAGCATGGTTAAAAGCATCTTTTAAAGCATCTTCATCTAATGCAAGATAAACTTTTTCTACATTACTTTTAATGATTTTTTTCATTAAGGTTGTAGATAATTTTTTTCCAAATAAGGGAATTGCATTACGTTTTATAGCCATTGCATCGAAAGCACCTTCACATATAATAATGGGTAAATCCCAATTTATATACATTTCAAACCCAATTATGTCCTTGGTACTGGAAGCTAATTTGTGTTTAATGTATGCGTTTTTATCAAATGAACGACCTACATAATAATTTAAAAAACCATCTTTATCGTATGAAGGTATTACAACCATATTTCTTAAAGGACCTTGTTCACAATAATGTAAATCATATTTTACTACGTCTTGTTGGGTGATTCCTCTTTGATCTAAATAATGTAATGCGTGTTTCGACAAAATCGCTGACGATGACATTATAGGCGTTACTTCACGCGGTAATTGCAAGGAACCTGACGGTGCTTTAGTGAATGTTGACTTTTTAAAGTTATATTGAGAATCAATTTCTTTTAGGTAATCATACGCTTTTATTGGCGCATCTGCTTGTTTTAGTAATTTGAAAGCACGATGACCTTTATAACCACAAACCCAACATTGAAATTTTTGTGTTGCTAAATTGACTGTTAGTTTTTTCTTACGATGTTTGCAAGAAGGACAATTAAACACCGCTTCTTCGCCCCCACGAGCAGACTTACTTCCACCTAAAATTGATTCTAATAATCGTTTTAATAAATCTTCTTTCATTTAAAATCTCTATCATAAAACTTACCTAATATATTATCATTAAGGTATAATTTATTTTCTAAAACTTCCAACACAAATTGATATTTGCATTCTAGGTATGTAAGTTCTTTCTTGTTGTAAGCTATTTGTAAAATTTTTCTTTCTAAATCATCGTCATTTGCATCTTTAATAAAACTATGAGAACCATAGTAAGTTTTCCAATCGCTTTCTTTTAACACTCTTTTAAATGTTGGTGGGCGACCTTTACCTTCATATAGGGCTTTTTCTTTTTTGCCTAATTTTTTCTTTAAATTGTAAATTAAAGATTTTTTACCAATGTATCTTTTTCCAGTTGGAAGGTGGGTTGTTTGGTAGATGAAACCAAATGCGTTCTCTGGGAGATCACTAATTTCTTGTATAATTTTATTTTGATAGTACCATTGCATTTAAACAATGTATGAAAGAAATATTAAATAACCAAATTTATTTTTGGGAATTTTTAATTATAAAAGAAGTAGTTTCCCAATTACCACCATTGTGTGTTTCTTCTATTCCATTTTTTTTTAGAAAACCACAAGCCCATTTACTTAATTCTCCAGTAGAACAACACACTATTAAAGGTTGCATTGTTTTTATTTTTTCAAGATTGTGTTCTACTTCGTCGTAGGGGATGTTTGTTGTTCCTTTTATGGGGGATTTTAAAAATCTTCCTTTAGTACTTACATCTAAAATGGCAGCCATTTATTTGTCCCAACGAATTACTAATGTAGTGTCAGTTTCATCTGACATTCTTGTAGGTTGTCCTAATTTACCTACTACTAACAATTCTCCTGCTTCGTTATAAAGACCTACTGTAGTTATGTAAGGTTTAAAATTAGAACCTGTTGCAAAGTTTGCTAACTCTTGTGAATTTGTGTTTCTATTTCTACGAGCTGAAGGGTTTAATGTATGATTAAACTCGTGTTCTTCTATAGTACATTGATATTCATTTTCATATATTAAATGAGATCCTTGAAAATTTAAATCTGTTATATTAAGGGCTGAATGGTAGTGTGGATGTGTTATTGTAACTAATCCTGATTCATAAAATATATTTCCTACGTAAGGAGAACCATTACTACTACTATAATGATTTAGTATTTGTGTGTTTGTAAGTGCTTCATCATATATGTTTATTTGGCTTAAAGATCCTGTGAGGTATTTTTCTGTTTCGCCTTTATTACCAATATATAAATTAGCATTATTTTGTGTGTCTCTTTTAAAATCTTCTGAACCACTAGTTCCTGATCCTACACCATCTATAAACATCTCCATTTGTGATGATGAAACTCTACAAGTTATATGTTGTAAAGTACCTGCGGTGAATGATGAGCTTATCGTTTTAATAGTATCTCCATCTGATCGTCTAAAATACACCCAATCATTAAAAGCATATACTTCAAAAGGAAATTGTGGAGAAGAAGGAACATCTTTTGTTTGTAGTGCTCCTGTAATTTGAGTGTTTACTGGGATATTTCTATTAGATGTTATAGAAGGTATTATTGTTTGGGTTGTTGATTTAGATACCAAGTAAGAATCAACATCTGTTCCTTGCCTAAAATTATCTACGGTAAGATTTACTAAACTATTAAAATCTGTAGTTGCTGTTGTTGATGTATTTCCTATTGTACCAATAGTAGAAGGTGTGTCTAATTGTTTTATCGTTATAGTACTGCCTACTACAGTTGCTACTAATTTACCATTATGTCCTGTAGAGCCATTAATAGCATCTCTTAAATTTGTTGCTTTATTAACTGCAGAGGTTGCATTAGGCATAGAAAAATCCCACTGTATAGATGTTACGTTTCCCCCTAAGTTAGTTGCGTTTGTACCTGCTGTTACTCTATATGTTTTTGTTGTTCCATCGGAAGATATTAAAGTTAAATTTTCAGCACCTGAACTTGAACCTGTCATAGCATTAACAGTAAAAGATAATTGTCCTACTGTTGGTTCTTTTATATCTGCCCAAAAAGAAATAGTAAAATCATCTTCTGGGTTAAAATGGAATTTTTCGTCATTTTCTATGTATATTCCTGAGTTTGTTCCATTAAAGTTGATACCTGAAAATTCTCCACCTCTTAATGTTTTAGAAGAAAAAGTAACATTTTTATAATTTAACAAATTAAAAAAGTAACTATCATCTATTATGTTTTCTTTAGTGTATGAAGTTATAGGATTAACTGATCTTTTTTTTCCTCTTCTATAAAATAAACCTGCTTCGAACTCATCGTTCATAGTATTTAAATCATAGTTTTTGAAACCTTTTTCAGGGCCTATTTTTAAAACATTAGCTCTAATGTCTGTGTTATAATCAGATAATGTAGATGAAGAAACATAAAGATTACCGTAAGAGTCATCTATTATGTCTGTATTTCCTTTTATTTTAAAAGTTAATGGTTTTATTCTACTACCACATAACCCATTAGGAACGGATATAGTTCTAACTTGGTTGTATAATTCTCTTTTATGTTTCAAATAATGAACATGTCCTAATTTTTCATTAAGACTTAATTTAAAATCTTTATAAAAAAGATGTTCTAGTTGAAAGTATTTTAAGGAATATTGAGTATCTAAGGTAGGGTATATTCCATCTTTAGCTCCTGAACTAAAAGATTCTATAGAAGCTGATGACCATGTATAATTGTCTGAAGATTCCCAATTAGTTATACTTTGGGAAGTAAAAGAGGAAGAATGTATATTATACTGTTTGTTAGCATTGAATGGGACTTGCCCTATATCTTGTGCTGTAAGTTTTTTATAAATTGATTGCATTCAAACAACATTATTAATAATCTAATTTTACTCTAATTAAAGCTTCTTTTGTAAAGTCTTTTGCTATTGGTTGACTTAATTTAGCTACTGCTAATAAATCACCTTCATCGTTATATAATCCTATTGTTGAGATGTATACTCTAGGCATGTCTATCATAGATGTAAAATTTAAACTACCTTGATCATCTATAAAGGATGGATTTGAAGAATAATTAAATTCAAAGTTTTTAACTCTTGTAAAGTAATATTGAGATGTTATTCTTTCCTCACTGTCTACTATAAACTGATCGCCTGCTTCCATTACCCCTAGCAATTTTGTACCATTATTACCCTTAGTATTAGATGTTTTAGTAGATACAAGTCCTAATATAGAAGAACTAAGTGCGTCTGGGTTAAGGACTATTAATCCTGCATCTGGATAAACAAAACCATATGATGAAGTTGTACCTACTTGATTTACATTAGATCCTAACATTACTCCATCTGATCCAGATACTAAATTAAACTGTCTTCCTACATTAGTAATTACTGCAGAGCCAGTTGAAGTAACAGAATCGTCTGTTAGTTGTATTGTATTACCACCACTTGTTAATTTTAAGTTTAAGGATCCTGGTTTTAAGTTATGTCTATATCTTGATCTGTTGACATTAATAAAATATATGTCATCTGGAGTATGAGTACTAAATGTAAAATTTTGTGTTTCATCACCATACACTAACTGTCTATATTGGTTGTAAACTACTTTTGCAGCACTAAAACCAAATGAACCTGTATCATTTGTAAAATCTTTAGATCCTGAACCATCTTTATGTCCGTATCCTACTGAAAATTGAACTTCAGCATCTACGGAACTTGTAGCTTTATGGTAAGCATTTATAAAGAAATTACCTTGTGAGTTAGCGTCTGTTTGGTCTGCTTGTATGGAAGAAGTAAAAAATGTTTGTAAGTTATTAGTATTATCACTCCAGGTAGATGTAACTACTTTGTCTGTGCTCATTACTACATCACCTTCTCCGTATCTATTAATTGTTGCCATTTATTTTATTTTTTTATCTAATTTGTATACCAGTTGTTCCTGTTGATTTTGTTGCTATTACTTGTTTAGAGATTTTAACTGGAATTGTTACTCTACCTCCTGAATCAACACCTTCAATTGTAATAGTTGTCAATAAAACACTGTTGTTTCCAAATAGTGATGTACTGTTAATTGCTGTTAAAGACAATGAGTGTCCTTTTATTGTTTCACTAAGAGCAGATTGTGTAAATGGTTTTGCTCTTCTTGATTTTCCTCTTGCTCCTACTCCTACTGCTTGAGTAAATAATCTTCTGTCTGCTACTGTAAAATAATATCCTCCTGGTTCTTTTAAATTTGATAAACCTTGGAAATTTAGGGTTGTTGGGTTTATTGAAGTTGTAGCTCCTAATGATAACTGTACTGCTGACACGTTAGCTGTTACTACAGGCATTTTAGAAGTTCCTCTTGGTAATGTAACTAATTTATGAAGCATAATGTTAGTTTCATCTGGGAATGCTTCTAAAACAGGCATATTTTCAATTGCCTCTCCTGAATATTGAGAACCATTTGGGTGGTCTTCATTGTATAAAGTATAATCTACTTCATCATCACCTAAAGCAAATTGAGTAACTCTAAAAGAGCCGTCGTTTCTTGCTAATGCTTGTCTTCCTGCTTTAGTTAAAATTGCGTCTACTGTAATAACTGTGTTGTCTAAATATCCCATTGTTTTTGTTGTTTGTTATAAATATAAATTGTTTTCAAAAATATTAA